TGTACTCGCCGTACCGGTAATATCATGATTCAATGCTTTGCACGTCCCAATTCAGGAATAATTGAAATCACAAAATTGAGTGATGCATTACTTGCTCATTTTGAATATTTCACAATCGAACACTTAGAATGTTTGAATGGCCAATCTATTTATGCGGGTAAAGATGCTGACTTCATTCAATACAATGTATCAATAAGTTTTTTAGTTAACTAAAGCACATAACAAACCAATCTTTCACTACCACCTCATCGGTGGTTTTTTTATGTCTATAGGAATCACTTATGAGCAATTTTGTTTTTAAGCGTGGTGACACATTCAACTTGAATTTGCAGCTGGTTGATATGGATGAAACCCTGCAGTATCCACCGGATGATGTTCGTCGTGCAATTGATCTTACAGGTTATACCTTCACTTCACAGGTTAAAGCTCTGGCTGATGGCGCTGCTGTGGCTACCTTGACTTGCGCAGCATTAAACCAGAGCACACAGAAGGGATGGCTTAACGTTAAATCAGGTGCAAGTACAGCAGCTTGGCCTTTAGGTCTGTGCCAGATGGATATTAAGGCTGTCGTGAATGGAGTTACCCAGCATACAGATACTTTGATTTTCCAAGTGATTGATGGGGTAACAGCATAATGGCAAATCTTGTTTTTAAATTTAGTTGGGATCATCGGCCATTCCCGTATAACTCGGCTCAGGGAAAACGGCAATTCATGCTGCCATTCGCTTCAGGTATTCCTAATCTGGCACCAAACTTTTCGCAGGTCCAAGGTACTGCTGCAGTCTCTCAAGGTGGTACTGGGGCGACAACTGCACTAGATGCTCGAAATAATCTCGGAGCAGCAGAAAAAGGGGTGAATAGTGACATTACAGAGCTAAAAGGATTAACCAAGGCTATTGCAATTTCTCAAGGTGGTACCGGTGCAACAACTCCATCCGATGCTCGAACTAACTTAGGGCTTGGTAGTGCCGCAACTAGAAATGTTGGTACTACAGCTGGTAATTTGATAGAAGTTGGCAGCTTTGGAATTGGTGGAGTAGGCCAAACTTTTGAAAGAAAAATGATTACGGGAGTAAACCTAGATTCTGTCGTTAGCTATGTATTGTTATTTCCTTATTCTGTCAGCAGCTCACCCAATCGAAACATGTTTGGTGAGCTAGTGTTTTCGAGGGGTGATTCAGGCTCAGCAAATCAACATTCGAGAACTTTAGTATCAATTCAGCAAGCATATGATCGTGTTACAGCTCGGCTTATTAGTATTGGTGTAACAACTCATATTTCAGGTATGGCTGTAGTTAAATATCAAAATGTAAACTATGTTGCCATTCGAAGAAAAGCAAGTTCTTCAACATCGGCATTTAGATATTTTTCCGGTATTTCCAATATTACATCTGATAATTATTTAGTTACTGTTCATACAGATGACGTTGTTATTGTCAGTGAGATACCTGTTGTAATTGAGCAGCTAAGAACATCTGCGAATACTTCTGTGGATTCCAACGGTTTCATAAAAGCAGCATCACCAGTAGTTAAGCTATTTAACGACCATATCGAGCTCAATAATGATGCAAAAAAACAGCCGATTGAATTTAAGAGAATTGATGTTGGTGATTATTTACTAGAAGGTTCTTTAGGCTTTGCTCAGGAAGGCTGGTATATCGAAGTACCGAAAGATGCAAACGGCAACACAATCGTCGCAGTAGTGTATGACACCCTAGAAAATGGTGACATCTCAATTAAAACTTACAAGCGTAAGTTTGATTTTGAACTTGCTGCTGTTGTGGCAGATCACGAGAACCCAATGGACATTCCAGAAGGCCGCTGGATTGATATCCGTCTGCATGAAGAACCTGAACCAGAACCTGAGGTTGAAGAAACTTTGACTGAAACACCAGTGGATTTCCAGCCGACTAACTTATCTCAGGCAGTTGCTGCAGCAATGAATGGCGTGGAACCCCCAGAAATCTCAGACACAGACGAAACACTTTAATAACCCGCTTAAAAAGCGGGTTTTTTATTGCCTAAATTTTGGAGAACCATAAATGAGTTCAGGTGCAAAAATTCGATTATATGCTTGTGAAGAAGCTGTTTTAGGAACTACTCCGGCAAATCCGGTCTGGTATACCGTTCGCCGTGTTACTGATAGTTTGACCGAAAATGTTACTACTGAAGATAGCAGTGAAGTAGTAGATTCACGTTTTCGACAAGGTGGTGTGGTTACTGAAGCAGAGGTAACAGGCCAGTTAGAGTTTGAACTATCTCTTGGAACATTTGACTTATTCTTAAGTGCTTTAGCCTTTAATAACTGGGCAGCAAATGCTTTAAGCTTTGGCGGTACCGTACGTAAATCTTTAACACTGGTCAAAGTATTTGAAGATATCGGTCAGGTATTTATTTACCGTGGTGTACAGGTGAATACCGGTGAAATCACCATTCAAACAACTGGGAAAATCACTGGTAATTTTGGACTGGTAGGTAGCTCATTTACACGTCAGCAAGTCAATCCTGTCACTAATCCTATAGCTGCAACAACCCGTCCACTGGTCAGCATGCCAAACGTGGAAAACTTACTGGTAAATGGACAGACGATTCAAGGTAAAGCGTGTTTGCAGTCTCTTACGCTTTCAATTAATAACAATCTTGAAGCAATCCGTTGTATCGGCTCAGGCAAGTACACACCAGAGTTCTACATTGAAAAGATGATGGATATCGAAGCAAATGCTTCCTTCATGTTCTCGGCAACTGCGGCAGGGTGGATTGATGCCATTAAAACCCGAGATGTGTTTACGCTGACCTTTGATATTAAAGACAGCAAAGGCAGTAAATACTCGTTTAACTTCCCTCAATTAGAAGTGATGGAAGCCAATCACCCAGATGGCGGGGGTGACGACATCATTACTTTAGATATCAACTTTGCCCAAGTCCGTACAGCACCAACGATTGTACGTGCTCTCGTGTAATCAGCTTATTCAGTAACAAAGCCTATGGAATCCCATGGGCTTTTTTATTTCTAAAAATCAGAGGTTGTTATGGCTTTAAAAGTCGGAATTATTAAAAGCTCGGACGTATCAAAATGGTGCGAATACAAAGGTGCTGATGGAGAGGTACAGGCAGAATTTAAAGTCCGTGGTATCGCTTATAAGCCTTTTCAGGTAGCTATTGAACGAGCAGGAAATCAGATCTCGTCTAAAGGCTATGATGTGATGGTCAAAGATGAAAATGCCAAGCTTTACCATGAATTGTTAATGGATGCGTGTGCTGCCCATTTAATAGAAGACTGGAAAGGTGTGGTATTTGCCGAAATCGTAGACGGTAAAACTGTTGAGACCGAAAAGCCATATACACCTGAGAATGCCTCAAAGCTTCTTAATCTTGGTGATATTGGTATTTCGATCTGGCTATTTATTAAAGAACAGGCCCAGAAGATTCAGGAAGAAGCCGACAAGGACAAGGCTTTAATTCTGGGAAAGTCATCGAGCTCTACAAATACCAAAAAACGTATGCGTCGAAAACGCCGCACGAAATCGAACAAATCAAATTCTTAGGTGGCCGTATTCCGGATCCGCCAGAATATTCTTATGCGGCTGACTCTATTCTTTCGGCATTTAGCACTATTTGCAGATCCCGACGATATGAGCAGGGTATCCCTTTATCTTTAGATCAGCAGGCAATCAATGTCTATGCAGAGCATAATGATTTGCCAGTGGCTGCTCATATTTTTAATGACTGTATTTTTGCGTTGGATAATTTGTTTTTGGAGGAGTGCCATAAGAAGGCGACGCAACGAGCGACGAAGACTTAAATGCTGACGTGCGATACTTAACTGTGAACAAGCGACGGGATGTAACGCGATTGATGTAACATAATACGGTCAAGTGGTTGACATTGACTAGGCGATTCTGTATTGACAGGAATGTCATTATCAAATATTCTATCAATGTAGTCGCAGCGCGGTATAAATACACCACGCCTAGATTGAGGTACGATAAACACTGCGATAATCGTAAACGTATTGTAAATACGTTGCCTCTAGGTGCCGCACCGAATTCTAGCCTCTAAGTTTCTTAGGGGCTTTTTAATGCTTGATAATAAAATATGCGAACATTTATATACTTGGATGAAAGTGGTGATTTAGGTTGGAATATGGAAAAGCCTTATCAAAAGGGTGGTTCCAGTCGAATGCTTACGTTAGCAGCAATCTGTTTGCCTGAGAATAAGGTTAAGTATGTTCAGCGTATTGTAAGAGCATTATATGAAAAAAGAAAAAGACCTTTAAAAAATGAATTAAAATCAGTTGATTTGAATCTAAAAGATAAAGAAATATTCGTCAAATTGACTGCGAAACTTATCAAAGACCATCCAGATATACAACTTCGCTCAATTACAGCAAATAAAGAATTTGTTAATGCAAGATTCAAGAACGACCCAAATGCTTTCTATAATTATATGGTGAAACTTTTACTTCTTGGGACTATCTGCAAGCATAAATATGTAGATTTTATGCCTGACAGAAGAAGTGAGCGGGTTTCGTTGAAATGGAATATGGGTGAGTATTTAAAACAGATGGTTTTAGAGTGTGGCATTGAAAACCAAATTGTTAACCAGTCATGCAATATTATGCCAATGGATAGCTCAAAGTGCCTTGAGCTACAATTTATAGACTTCTATGCAGGTTTAGTCTGGTCGGCATATGAATTTAAAGACATGACTGCAAGAAAATTCATGGCAGAAAACCGAAATACCAACCATAAGCTTTTCTTTCCAAAAGAAGACAAAGTGGATAACATTGTTGATGAAGCTGTCTAAACCACCAGAAGATGGTTTTTTATTGCGCCATTATTAACCACTTGTTAAATTACCCTCAAATATGAGGGTGTTTTTATGTAGAGAAAAGCCCCGAAGGGCTTTTTTGTTAGAAGACTACCAACCACCAGAAATTCGCAAAGCACCAGCTAGCATTCCCGATTCCATCAATGGATGAAACCAACGGTCGCTATAATGTTGATTGCCTGTTGTGTAGCTTATGGTTTTTAAATCATCACTAATGATTTTTCTATTAAGTGGCCCTCTTAAATCCATTGCCCGAGTAAGTTTTAGAACTGCAATATTAGTTTTAAAAGCATATTCAGCTAAGTAGTGTCCTTGCTCGTTGTTAAGCATATGTACTGCTCGATAGATTCGACTAGTCGCAAAGTTTTGGGAAATAATTGCATCAATTAGGTTCTTGAGCAGCTTAAATTGATCTTCATCAAATAAAGAACCTTGTTTTTCAGCCTTGCTGTACATAGCAATTAAGTGGTGAACATACTCCACAGCCACAGGTATTACATCGTATGGAATTTCATCAATATGCTGAACATTGAAACGCTGATGAACTAATTTATAAGCATCGCTGTAATTCAAATGCTTAGTTTTAGCTACAAGAAGATTTACAGCATTGGTTAGGGGTTCACGTTCTGATTTGTGGGTTTTGGCTAAAATCTCTTTACGGACAAAATAGCAATCCTCAAGTTGCTCGAAAACTTCCCATGCTTGGTCTGTGTCTAACATCTTGGCATGACGTGCAGCACCGCGTTCTGTCCATAAGATAAGGGATCGAGTTTTATTTGAAATTGCAGGGAAATTTGCAAGTGACTTTAAGTCACCTACAAATTTTTTCAATTCTTCACCAATAATTTTGAAGAAGTGTTTACCTTCTACAAACCGCTCTTTATTTCGAGAATAGTTTTGTTTGATGTTGTCTGTATCGGTTCCATAGAAATCAGCAAGCATTGCTGTAGTAACAACTGGAACAGATTTGAAGTTAACAATTGATATTTTGGTATCGTTGATTTGTGCTATATTAGACATGTCTTAAATCTCCATTGGTTTAGACATAAACCCCTTGCCTGATTTCGACGTCTGCAAGGGGTTTTCTTTTTCATGGCTTTTAGCCTTGATGAAGTCATCTTATTTAATATCTTTTATTGTGTCAATTCTTTTTGTTGTGCTAACACAAAAAATAGTAATTATCTTTTATTGTGCTACAATATTCTAAAATTTAACTTGTGGTGCAGCAATGGAAGTAAAGAATAATGTTGCTTGTTTGCGTGAAAAAGCAGGCTTAACGGTTTATGAGCTATCAAAGCGGTGTGGTTTTGTTAGTGGTAGCAGAGTTCTATCAAACTATGTGACAAGAGCCGAGCAGGGACATTCTGTCAAGATCGATACAGCCTTACTTATATATAAAGAACTCAAAAAAGTAGGTGTATGTAAAAATTTTGAGGATGTATTTTGGCTTGACCACATGGACTAGTAGAGAATCTTCCTTTTTAAGTTCTTGATGACATTATTTTGTCCATTTGTTAAATTGTGTGAGATTAATAACAAATGGATTACATTATGAAAAAGATTTTATTAGCGGGATTTCTTGGATTGGGCTTAGCGGGGTGTGCGACAACTCCCCAACAACCCTCAGAGCCTGTAAAATTTGAAAAGGTTTATCAAATTGATGGATTAAACCAAGCACAGATTTATGATGGCGCTAGACAATGGTTCGCTGTAGCTTTTGCTTCTGCTAACGCAGTAATTCAATATGAAGATAAGGCATCAGGCACTATCATTGGAAAGGGCAATATGCGATATCCTTGTTCGGGCATGGAGTGCTTGGCAATGACAGGAAACGAACGTGTTGATTTTACTGTAAGAGTGGACACTAAGGATGGGAAAATGCGCGTGGGTTATGATGGTTTAACCTATAGCGCTCCATCGCACATGAGTGCTGGAATAATGATGCCTGCACAAAATTACCCTATAACTGAAAGTAGGAAGTCCACACCACTGATTATTAGTAAGATTAATACTCTATCGGATGATATGGCTGAAAAGATTAAAACTCAGCAGAAAGTAAATTCGAATTGGTAATTAAAGAAGAGATACAGCATGAGCACACCACAATATCAAACAATGAAAGAAAGTGAAGTTTGCAATGCCATCGGATGGGGGTTAATTGTTCTAGGTATTATATCTGGATTTATTTTTATACTTGTGTTTGGCCGAGTTGAAGTTCCAAGAACTTATTATGGCACCGAGACCGTATGGTCAGGAATCATGGTTATTACAGGTATCGGGATAATCTTAAATGGATTCTTAGTGGGCTATCTGTTCCAAAAGGTTGCCAGCATATTGAGATATCACGAGAACAAGAGCGCATCTTAAGCAAAAACACTAACCCAAAAATCAACCTTAACAACCCACTCATTGAGTGGGCTTTTTATTGCCTAGAGGAAAGTAAGATGGCACAAGAATCACGTCTCGTCATTGTAATTGATGCAAAAAATGCAGAACGAAATGCGCGCAATCTAGGCAATGAACTGGATAGTATTGAGCGTAAAGGTGAGTTTGCATCTAAGTCTATGGACAACTTATCTGTAGCTACGCGAGCACTAGCTGGGTATATGGCTGGGCTAGTAACAGTAAGTTCTGCCATTTCAAAGATGGATACATATACTGGACTACAAAACCGTCTTAAGTTGGTCACTAATAATCAAGTTGAACTAAATAAAGCAACGGAAGACACTTTCCGAATTGCTCAAAAAACCTATTCGGCTTGGGATTCTGTGTTACAGGTCTACCAGCGTTTTAGTGATAATGCCAAAACTTTAAACCTCACAATGGATGACACAGCACGTTTAACTGAAACAGTTTCTAAAGCTGTAGCAATTAGTGGTGCAAGTGCAGAAGCAGCTGATGCAGCTTTAGTACAATTCGGGCAGGCTTTGGCAAGCGGTACATTACGTGGTGAAGAACTCAACTCAGTTATGGAACAAACACCAGCTCTAGCAAAGGCTATTGCTCAAGGCATGGGGATCACCGTAGGAGAGTTGCGTTCAGTAGCAGCTGAAGGAAAAATTACTTCACAAGAAATTGTAAAAGCGCTTAGAAATGTAGAATCTGATGTTGATGCTCTTTTTGCTAAAACAGATATCACAATCGGGCAGTCTCTCACACTCCTAAACAACGAGATCACAAAATTTGTTGGCGAAGCAGGTAAGGGAAGTGGTGCGGCACAGGTATTAGCTGGATCAGTTCAAACTCTTGCAAGTAATTTAGATTTAATTGCTGAT